TGTTTGAGTTAAAGCGGTTCTAAAACCAGTTAAATGAGTTCCACCGCTATTAGGAATGGAGTTTGTGTATAACTTATAAGTATCAGTATAAGTATCATTATACTGCATAGCAATCTTAACACCAACTCTATCTTCCAAAGTTTCAGTATAGAATACAGAAGTTAAAGTATTCTTCTTTTCATTTAGGTCATTAATATAATCCTTAATGCCGTTTTTAGATGTAATCTCTTCTTCTGGCTTATCCATATACTTAAACTTGAACATCATTCCAGGAGAGAGATATGCCAACTCTTGGATTTGCTTTCTTAAAGCATCATAGTCAAGAGTGATACCTTCCTTGAAAATTGTTTCATCTGGAGTGAACTGAACGGTTGTGCCAGATGTCATATCTCTTACTGCATTTTCATTGTAAGAGATTAACTCACCTTTTTCAAATTTTGCAATAGCTCTCTTACCATTTCTGGTAGAAGTTACAACAAAATTCTTAGAAAGAGCATTTGTTGCTTTTGCACCAACACCATTCATACCACCAGAAGTATTGTAGCCTGTTTTACCAGAGCTATCGAACTTCGCACCAGTATGAAGTTTAGTATAAACATTTACCAGAGTCTCGCTGCCATCTTCTGCTTTACCAAATGGAACACCACGACCATTATCTTGAACCTTGATAGAACCATCTGTACCAACAAGAATTTCGCAGTAGGTACAGTGACCATTTAAATATTCGTCAACTGCATTAGAAATAATTTCCAATGTAATATGTTGCACACCGGCTGGACCAACCGAACCAATATACATACCAGGACGTAATCTAATAGCCTCAATACCTTCGAGAGTTTTAATGTCTTTTACGCCATAATTTTCAATTGTATTAGACATATAATCCTCCTTTATAATATTTATCTATTTTTCTTACTATATATATTATACCATATAATTTTTAAAAAATCAATTAAGAAATTATTTAGTATAGAACTAAATTTCCCTTCTCAACTGACTTCTATAATAATTGTAACATAAAATTTTTGATTTGTCAAGTAAAGTAAGAAAAGGGTCTAGCTCAAAATCGTGAGCTAGACCCTTATAAATTAATTAGTTACCCATTTTATTAAGATTTACTTCAGATTCAATCTTTTGAGTGATATAGAGATTTAAATCACCAACAGCTTCATTCAAATACATTTGAGCTTCATCTGTCAATAATTTAACAACGGCTTCATATGTCATAGTAAAAGCAACTTTCTGTGCTTCGGCATCGAATGCACCCTGTTTCTTGAGTGCTTCTACATATGTTTGAGATGTTGCAATAACACAGTCAGAAATAGTGCTATTTAACATAGCAAGATATTTCTTTTCGGTTTCATTTTTGCGATTATCAGAGATTTCTCCAATTCTTGCATTAACCCATTTTACAAAAAATGCAGTTAAGACACCCAAAAGAGGAAGGATGCACACCTCAAAAATCTGAGCAAGTAATTCCATACCCATATTTTATTCCTCCTTAAATTCTATAATCGTCAACATTTTCTGTAGCTTCATAAGTTACAGTTGCAGTTGTCGTCTTTTTTACACTAGCATCTGGATCAATTCCACTGCCATACATATTATAATCAAAGCCAGCAGCATTACTAAAATGATTAGCAACTTGACGAGCTTCTTCCATTACGGTTTCATATTTAATGCCGCCTTCTGTATTTTCTTTCATAGACTTACGATAATACATAGCTTGACTTACGCCATATGCGGTCCAAGGGAATCCGACCATTGCGGCAAGCCATGGTAAAGAACCAGTAAAACCTTCATGAATACAATAGAAAGCAAGTACAATAAAAGAAAGGCTCATAATCCAAATGAGCGCAGATTCCTGTTTTAACAGAGTTTTAGAAAACTCTGTTTTTTTCTTTTCCATTTTACCTCTCCTTATTAGTCGAGAATATTTCTATGTAAAGCGCGATACAATACAGAAATAAACTCTTCACGAGTTAACATTTTCTTATACATCTTATTGCCATTAGTATCACCATTGATAAGGCCGTTTCTCTCTCCCCAATTACGAGCGTCTGCAGACCAGTCGCCGGGAGCCTTCTTAGCCTGTTCGGCAATCCAAGTATTCATCATTGCATTGAATTGTTCTTGAGTCACTTCTTCTTCCTCCTCAATATCTGGATTTACTACTGGTGGAATAATAGTGCCGCCAGTAGAGCCACCATTCATAATAGCAGCAACATCATTTCTTACAGTTTCCATTGATTTTCCAAATTTTGGGAACCAATGTAAAACGTCTCCGTGATTAGAGCCAAAGCCGAGCTTACAACTATCAGCATGACAAAGAATTACAGGGACATTTACTCCATTTACTTTGACCGTTCCATGCGGATCAAGATTATACATTTTGCATAGATAAGCAGTTAATTCACAAGCTTCTTTATAAACTTGATTAAAGTAATTTGCATCATTTAATGCATCTTCACAAATCTCAAATTGAATCCATCCATTATTACAAGAACCTTTTGCACCAGAACCGCATCCCCAAGGACGATAATTCCAAGGCATGGTCTGAACAGTAGTTACTTGACCATTTGCTAATTTACCAATCCATGCATTTAATCCAGCTTGATGATAAATATGGTTCCAGTCATTATTGGCAGTATTCTTACCTAAAATTTTAATCATTTCATTGTAATTACTATCTGTTGATAATGGTTGAACATATCGTTTAAGATTTGGATTGTTACAGCCAGTGCTATGCCACAAGATTCCAAGTGGAGTCATTGTTCTTGTCTGCTTATAACAGGTACTATTAGTCTGCATACAAACAAGAGGCTTATTACTAGCATTATACTTCATATTAGACCCTCCTGTTGGTTGAGCAGCCGTCTTTTGAGCATATTTATCGTAATATACCTGTCCATAGGATGCTCGCTTATTTTGGACAGAAACACTTTGGTCTGCTGGACGCTCAAACTGGAGCAATACACCATTAGATGCTTCTTTGATTGATTTAGTTGTCTTTAAAGTATTCAGTAATCCTTTATATCCATTTGATAATTCAACCATTAAAAAATCCAATTGCATATAAATATCTCCAATGGACTTATTTTTTTGCTTTGCAAAATTGAGCAAATTTTGTTTTCTGCTCCAGAAAGTCCATTGAGCCAGTCCATAGCCCGCACTATCACGAACGAAGTTGTCATATGTGCCATTATCAACAGCTTTTGTGTATGATTCATCCGTGAAACCAAGCTTGTTTTGATAAGTGTTTTCAAGATTGGTTGGCTTTAAGGCCGATTCGGCAAATAAATTACCCATTAGTCCTGCTGCGCCAGCGTCAGAAAAACCTTGAGCTTTCAGGTATTGCCAAATAATCTCTTCGTTAGTAGCCATATGTCGCCTCCTTTTCATAGATATAAAAAAAGGACTCAAAATTTGAGTCCTTTTAAAACAATATTAAGTTTACATTCTTTCTGCAATTCTACCAATTTGAGAACGATGGATATTTTGAAGAGTAATCTCTCCATAAATATCTTCGCCTCTAAATACCTTAGAAGCACGTTTCATGCCGTTATTGCTTCCGGCAAATTGAATATCATCAACCTGTGTTTTGCAGTCGCCATCAATAATACAAATGCCATCTTCGCCGATTCGCTGTAAAGCAAGTTTCATTAGATTTACACTCATATTTTGCGCTTCTGAAATATACACGCCAGCTCTCATTCCAGAAGTATCATAGCCTCTGACGTCAGACATTGGCAATAAAATAAGCTGTTCTTGCTGAATCATTTGTTCTACAGCCATACGTCCGCCGAATTTACTGGTTAAAAGATTACCGATTTGGCTATCGAGCAACTTCTCGTCTCGTGTTCCGGGATAGTAACCCAATTTAGCAGAATCTTTTGTGGCAACAGTGTTGCAGAAAATAATAATTTTATCAATTTTATTTTTCTCAAGCTTATGCAATAAAAAGCCGAGAGAAAGATAGGTCTTACCAGAGCCAGCAGGACCTTTTACTAAAGTAATTTTGTTGTTGGCTAAACTGTCAGCAACAAACGCTTGATATACGTCACCTTTTATTGGCTTAACGTCACCAAACCACTTAGATGAAAAATTTGCATAGTCAAGATGTCGATATCCATCACCAGTCCAGCATAGACGATCGACAATTTCATTATCTGTGTTGCGAATAATTAAATATTCATTAACCAGTAAATTATAAAGGTTTTCTTCTTGATGTGTATAAAATTCTGTCATTTCGTCATCACTTAATACAACATCTTTAAAACCTAAATAATCATCATGATCTTCATCAACAGATTCGACGCCTTTAAAGAATAAGCTTGCCAAATGTTTCAAACAAATGTCATTTGTAACAAATGTAATATACTGCCCGAATCCAAGCTTCTTTTCGTAGCTTAAAGCGCAGGCAAGAATTTTGGCATCATTGTTAATGTAGATTCCTGCTTTTACTATTGGTTTCTCCATGCCTTCATTAAAGATTTCTACATCGTATTCACCCATATGAGTATCTAAAATATGAGTTAATTTACGTGCAGCATATTTAATATCAGCATCTTTATTTGCGGCAGTTTTAATATGCTCAAGTTCTTCAAGAGTGATTGAAGAGATGGCAAATTTTTCCTCTTCCTCAAATAAACTATCAGCTTTCAATAGTAAACTACTTGTGTCATAAAATTTAATCTTCTTCTCCATATTCATCCTCTTCTGTTGGAAGAGCGAACCCTATTACACGAGATTCGGTTGGCTCATTTCCCATTTTTTGGATTTGGTAATTGTATTCTGTGATTTTTACAGACCATTTACCTTTAATGGCCTCCAGTCCGGTCATAATGACTGCGGCGGCAGAGTCCACAATAGGGGCAATAGCAGTTGCAAATATCATTCCTGCGATAAAATTTTTCAGAAATACTCGCTCCTTTCATCGCTTATCCTTCAAAGGACTTGAAAAATAATTAAAGTTTTTTAATTATTATCGGCCTTTCTAGCGCGTTCGACTCTACGGATACGAGTTTTGGTGTAAAAATCGTCTTTGTCGGAAAGATATTGTCTCAAGCTTTGCTCTTCCGTAGCTATCATTTCTTTAGTTGTAGCTAAGTCAAAGTTAATCATACGAATTTGTCTCTGTAGCATTACATTTTCATAGGATTTTTCATTAAATCT